GCCAATGGTGGAAGAGTATTATTACAAGATGGGGGTAAACCCGTTAATGTTGGTAGAAGAAAATTTTTAAAAGTTGTAGGACAAACAACAGCGCTTGCAGCTGCTTTACCTTTCTTGGGTAAGTTTATTAAACCAGTAACGAAAGCTGCACCAGAAGTAATGGAAGTAGTAACTAGATCTGCAAATCAAGTACCAGAATATTTATCCAATTTAATTGCTAAAATTAAAATGATGGGAACTTCAAAAATTGTAGGTAAGATGGATAGTCCTGATGAATTTATGAGATATGATTTAGGTGACTATGAATTATATGAAGGAGCGGGTGGAACTAGAATTAAAAAAATTAGAGACAAAGGAGATATGGGTTATGAAGAATTTGAAATGCAGGTTAAACAAGATCCTGAAACAGGATATATTGAATATGATGAAGCAACAGCAAGACCAGACTATGATGGTAAATTAAAAGATATTGAATTTGGTATTGAAGATGATGTTCATTTAGAAATGAAAAAATTCGCTGATGAAGACTAATACACCTTACAAACATGGAAAAAAATCTGGTCCACCTCCTAAAAAAGGACCTCAGTCACAGGGCTTGAATTTACAATATAATACTGTTAAAACAGTAAAACTGGAGAAAATAAATGGCAGACATCGACAAAGCTCTTCCTAATGTAGAGCAAAATATAACTGTACCTTCTGAAGCTGAAATTGAAGAAGCTCAATTAGAACAAGAAGAAGCATTAGCAGAACAAGGTGATCCTGTAGAAATACAAGAGAACGAAGATGGATCGGTAGATATTAACTATGATCCAGCGATTGCTGCTGTAGAAGGAGCGGAAAATCATTATGCTAATTTAGCAGAACATTTACCCGATGAAGTATTAGGACCTTTAGGTTCTACCTTATTTAGTAATTATCAAGATTATAAAAATTCAAGAAAAGATTGGGAAAGTTCCTACAAAACAGGTTTAGATCTATTAGGATTTAAATATGAAAATAGAAGTGAACCTTTCTCTGGTGCGTCAGGTGCAACTCACCCTGTATTAGCAGAAGCTGTGACTCAGTTTCAAGCTTTGGCGTACAAAGAATTATTACCTGCGGATGGACCTGTCCGAACACAAGTTATGGGAATTCCAAGTCCAGAAAAAACTCAACAAGCAACTCGTGTAAAAGATTTTATGAATTATCAACTCATGGATCAAATGAAAGAATATGAACCTGAGTTTGATCAAATGTTATTTTATTTACCTCTTGCAGGATCTTCTTTTAAAAAAGTATATTACGATGAAGTCATGCAAAGAGCAGTATCTAAATTTGTACCTGCTGATGATTTAATCATTCCCTATACAGCGACTTCTTTAGATGATGCAGAAGCAATTATTCACCGTGTAAGAATTTCTGAAAATGAAATGCGTAAACAACAAGTGGCAGGATTTTACCGAGACATTGAATTACAACCGGGTCAATTGAATGAAGATGACATTGAGAAAAAAGAAAATGAATTAGAAGGAAGAACTAAATCAGGTAAAGACGATGATATATTTACGTTATTAGAATGTCATGTGAATTTAGATTTAGAAGGTTTTGAAGATGTAGGTCCTGATGGTGAACCAACAGGAATTAAACTTCCTTACATTGTAACCTTAGAAGAAAACTCAAGAGAAATTTTATCTATTAAAAGAAATTATGAAATAGATGATCCTAAAAAATCTAAAGTACAATATTTTGTACATTTTAAATTTTTACCAGGATTAGGATTTTATGGTTTTGGTTTGATCCACATGATTGGCGGTTTATCACGAACTGCTACATCTGCCCTAAGACAGTTACTAGATGCAGGTACTTTATCTAACTTACCTGCTGGTTTTAAACAACGAGGTATAAGAATTAGAGATGACGCACAGGCAATACAACCCGGTGAATTTAGAGATGTAGATGCACCTGGAGGAAACATTAGAGATTCATTCATGATGCTTCCATTTAAAGAGCCTAGTCAAACTCTCTTACAGCTTATGGGTGTCGTTGTTACTGCAGGTCAAAGATTTGCTTCCATAGCAGACTTGCAAGTAGGGGATGGGAATCAGCAAGCCGCGGTGGGCACGACAGTTGCGTTGCTGGAAAGAGGATCGCGAACGATGTCTGCGATACACAAAAGAATTTACGCAGCACTCAAACAAGAATTTAAATTATTAGCAAGAGTTTTTAAACTTTATCTACCTGCTGAGTACCCTTACGAAGTGGTCGGTGGTCAAAGAGTTATTAAACAACAAGACTTTGATGACCGAGTAGATATTTTGCCGATTGCGGATCCAAACATATTTTCTCAAACACAGCGTATTTCCCTTGCGCAAACGGAACTGCAATTGGCAATGTCTAATCCACAATTACATAATCAATATGAAGTATTTAGAAATATGTATGAAGCATTAGGTGTTAAAGATATTGATAGAATATTAATTCGTCCACAACCCCCACAACCAAAGGACCCAGCATTAGAACATATTGACTCTCTTGCTGGGACACCATTCCAAGCATTCCCTGGACAAGATCACAGAGCGCATATGACGGCACATTTAAATTTCATGGCAACTAACATGGCTCGAAATAATCCTGTGGTAATGGCTGCATTAGAAAAAAATATTTTTGAACACATTTCTTTAATGTCTCAAGAACAAGTGGAAATAGAATTCAGAAATGAATTACAACAATTACAAATGATGCAACAAAATCCACAAGCAATGCAAGATCCACAAATGCAAATACAAATAAGAATGTTGTCTGAAAGAATTGAATCAAGAAAAGCTGTATTGATTGCTGAGATGATGGAAGAATTTATGAAGGAAGAAAAAGAAATTACTTCTCAATTTGATAATGATCCTATTGCAAAACTAAGAGCAAGAGAATTAGATCTTAGAGCACAAGAAAATTATAGAAAAGAAAAAGAATCTAAGGAGAGAATCAATCTAGATAAGATGAGAGCAATGATGAATCAAATGTCAACGCAACAAAAACTAGATCAAAATGAAGAATTAGCAAATTTAAGAGCGGATACTTCATTAACAAAAACAGTTTTACAACATGAACTTAAAAACAAGGATGGAATGTAATGAATAAAGCAGAAAAAAAAGTAAAAAAAGTGATGAGAGAGTTCAAAAAAGGTGAACTTAACATTGGCAAAAGCAAAAAAAAGGTAAAAAGCCGTAAACAAGCAATTGCAATCGCACTTTCTCAAGCTGGAAAATCAAAAAAAGGTAAAAAATAATGTTTCCTTGGGGATTATTAGGCCAAGGTATCAAAGCCGGTCTAGATATTTACAAAAATAAGAAAAAATCTGAAGTTGCAATGTCAGAAGCTGCTCTTTTACATGCAGAAAAAATGAAAAGAGGTGAAATTGAGTACACCGGTAAAGTATTTGAGAATCAAAAAAACGATTGGAAGGACGAATTCATACTTATAACGATTTCATCACCCTTGTTTTTATTGGCTTACAGTGTTTTTGCAGAAGATGATAAAATGCAAGCTAAAATTGATTTATATTTTCAAAAATTACAAGAAATGCCGTGGTGGGTAGTTGGTTTATGGGTGTCAGTCGTGGCTGCCGTGTATGGACTTAAAGCAACGGACGTGATAAACATGAATAAAAATAAATAAGGAGTATTAAATGTCTAATAACGATTACGATGATAGCGATTTACAAGAAAATAAAAAAATTGCAGAGGAAAATAAAAAAACTTTAAAAGAATTAATGAAAAAAGGAAAAATGGCACCTGAGCCAGAACAAGATAAACCAAAAATAAAACTTAGATGTGGTGGATCAAAAGGATATAAAAAAGGTGGCCTTGTTACAAAAGGAAAACCTAAAATAGCAAAAAAAGGATGGAGATAAAATGATTAAAAAGATAAAACAAAAAGTATGTGAATTAATTTGTAAAGTATTTGGTATTACACAATGTTTGTGTAGTCACGAATGTAACTGTAAAAAGGAGGCAAAAAATGGCTAAGAAAAAATTTCCAGATTTAACTGGAGACGGAAAAGTAACTAAAGCTGATGTTTTAAAAGGCAGAGGCGTGTTTGCTATGGGTGGACCAGTTGAAGTTAAAGCTGATGATTCAGTTGATACGGTTGGTAATCCAAAAGGCAAAAAGAAATCTATTCAAATTGCAGGCTGGGGTAAAGCGAGACACTAGTCATGGCTAAACTTTGTGCTAGAGGAAAAGCAGCAGCAAAAAGAAAATTTAAAGTGTATCCAAGTGCATACGCTAATATGTATGCTTCTGCCGTTTGTTCTGGCAAAGTAACACCAGGTGGTAAAAAAAGAAAAAAAATGGCTACCGGTGGTTCAACTAATTCTAAGATTGCTACAGGATGTGGCAAAGTAATGTCCAATAGAAGAAAAAAAACTAAATATGTCTAGTGGTGGTTTACGTAAATGGGTAGCAGAGAAATGGGTAGACATTGGAGCTCCAAAGAAGGATGGCAAGTATCAACCTTGCGGGAGATCGAAGGGGAGCAAGAGGAAGTATCCAAAGTGTGTCCCTATTGCAAAAGCACGCTCCATGAGTGCTTCACAAAAGGCGAGTGCGGTCAAACGAAAGCGCCAAGCGTCGAACACTGGCCCTAAACCAACAAACGTAAAAACAATTGTAAAAAGAACTAATAAAGCTGATGGTGGTTACATTGGAAGTTTCATCGACTTGAATGTCGATGGAAAAACATATAGTAATCCAAGTTATAAAAAGTATTATAAAGGATTAATATAATGGCAAGAACTGCTGCATGGCAAAGAAAAGAAGGCAAATCACCTAGTGGTGGTTTAAATAGAAAAGGGGTTGCATCTTATAGAGCGGCTAATCCTGGATCTAAATTAAAAACAGCTGTAACAACCAAACCTTCAAAATTAAAGAAAGGTTCTAAGGCTGCTAATCGTAGAAAATCGTTCTGCGCACGTATGACAGGTATGAAAAAAAGACTAACATCTGCAAAAACTGCACGCGATCCCAATTCTAGGATTAACAAAAGTCTTAGAAAATGGAATTGCTAAATGACTGTACACTATTCACTAGAAACATTTGTACCTACACTAAGAAAAAGAATTAAAGAATCTTATCAGCAAATCGGAGACGTGATGATTGCTGGAGGGATAACAGATATGGAAAAATATAAATATCTGTTAGGACAGGCACATGCCTTTCAATTAATAGATCAGGAAATCTCAAACCTGCTAAATCCAAAGGAGGATAAAAAAAATGAGCAATCAACAAACGTCATTAAATTCGGAAGAGATTCCGAAGACGAAACTAGCTCTTGAAGAAAAATATCAAGAGGAAAATAAAGCAAAAGAAATAGAGCAAACTAAAAGATTAGATGAAACTAATATTGGTTCATTAATAGATGAACTACCCAATCCATCTGGATGGAGAATGTTAGTTTTACCTTTTACACCAAAAGAAAAAACTAAAGGTGGAATTATATTTTCACAAGAATCTTTAGACAAAGCCAGAATGGTTACAAATTGTGGTTATGTATTAAAGATGGGACCTCTTTGTTACAAAGATAAAAATAAATTTGAAACAGGTCCTTGGTGTAAAGAAAAAGATTGGGTGATTTTTGCAAGATATGCAGGATCACGTTTACCAATAGAAGGCGGAGAAGTTCGTCTTTTAAACGACGACGAGGTTCTTGGAACAATTAAAGATCCAGAATCTGTGTTGCATTACATTTAACATAGGAGGAAACTATGCAAGAAGAAGAAAAGAAAAATATTCCCATGGTTGATATTGATACTTCTGGCCCAGAGCAAGAAGTAGAAATACAAGAAGATCCATCAGGAATAGAAGATAAGTCTGACGCTGTTGATAAGACATTTGAAAACGAGCGTGAGACTAAGTTAGAAGAAGCTAGCTCCGAGTCACAAGAGGCTAGCAGCGAGGAGCAAGAAGCACAGAAAGATGCGAAAGATGTAGAATTAGAGAATTATAGTAAAGATGTTCAAAGAAGAATTGCTAAACTTACTGGAAAGTGGAGAGAAGCACAAAGACAAAGAGATGAAGCAATTGCATTTGCAAGATTGCAAAAAGAGCAACGTGAATCTTTGTTGAAAAAATATTCTTCGGTAGAACAAGCTGGAGTAAAAGATAGAGAAGAGCGAATCAAATCTGGACTATTAGCAGCTCAAACAAAATTAGCACAAGCTAGAGCTAATGATGATGTGGTAGCAGAAGTGGAAGCTCAAAAAGAAATTGCAAGACTTGGTTATGAAGAAGCAAGATTGCAAGAAGCTAAGTCATTAGCAGAAACAGTTGTTTCAAAAGAAGAAGAAATACCTGTTTTACAACAACAACCCGTGTCTCAACCAAGACCAGATCCTAAAGCAGAAGCTTGGGGAGCTAAAAATAGATGGTTTGGTAGTGATACAGCCATGACTTATACGGCTTTTGATATACATAATAAATTAGAAGCTGAAGGTTATGACCCACAATCTGATGAATATTATGCTGAAATTGATAAAAGAATAAGACTTGAATTTCCGCATAAATTTGGTAATAATAGCAACACTACGGCTGAATCGACTAAGCCAGTGCAAACAGTAGCGTCGGCGACGCGAAGCACAAAACCAGGTCGCAAAACTGTCAGACTCACCCCTTCTGAAGTTGCTATCGCCAAAAAATTAGGAGTGTCATTAGAAGATTATGCAAAACAAAAAAAACACATGAAGGAGGTTTAAGCATATGGAAAACGAAAATAACATGAAGACCCCTCGTGCGAGTCAGTCAAGAGTTTCTGAAAAGAGACCGACAACCTGGACTCCCCCGTCATCTTTAGATGCACCACCTGCGCCTGATGGTTTTAGGCATAGATGGATAAGAACTGAAACTTTAGGCATGGACGATTCAAAGAACATGTCTGGTAAGTTAAGATCTGGTTGGGAACTCGTTCGAGCAGACCAATACCCAGAGCACCCTTATCCACAAGTTGCTGAAGGCAAATACGCAGGAGTGATTGGAGTAGGCGGCCTTGTGTTGGCAAGGATACCGGAAGAGATCGCAAAATCTCGAGAAGCTTATTTTAGAAAACAAGTTTCCGACAGAGATGAAGCAGTAAATAACGATCTTTTGAAGGAACAACACCCAAGTATGCCTATTGATAGCAATAGGCAGAGTCGCGTAACTTTTGGTGGTACTAAAAAGTAATTTTTTAGCAATACCAACGACCGCGATACTAAATATAAACTAAAACTAAGGAGTAAAAACTATGGCTACTAACAAAGACGCCGCTTTCGGTTTGAAAGCATTAGGCAAAGTTGGTCAGAATAGAGACAACCAAGGTTTAAGTGAATATAGTATTGCAGCAAGCTCAACTGCTATATACCAAAATGACCCTGTCAAAGCATTAGGAACAGGTTACATTGGTGTTGCAGCGGCTGGCGATCAATTATTAGGTTCGCTTAATGGTGTGTTCTACACTGACGCTAGTACGTCAAAACCGACATGGGCAAATCACTTGGCCGGATCAAACACTGCTACAGACATTGTTGGATTCGTTGCTGATGATCCCTATGAAAGATTTGAAGTACAAAACACAACAAGTTTGGCAATTGCAAGCATTAACGGTTTAGCTAACATTAGCTACACTGCAGGTGCTACACCAAACTTTGTGTCAAAAGTAGAACTTGATGGTGGTACAATTACTACTACTACAAGAACACTTAAAATATTAGGTGTGACTAAGGATGATGAAAACAACAATTTATTAAACGCTACTACATATAACGTGAATGTAAATTGTGTTGTTCAGATTGCTAATCACTTCTTAAATTCAACATCAGGCGTATAATAGGAGAATAAATTATGGCTATATCAAGAGGACAACTAGTTAAAGAACTAGAGCCAGGATTGAACGCCCTGTTCGGCCTGGAATATAAAAGGTATGAAAATCAGCATGCTGAAATTTTCGATACAGAAACTTCAGACAGAGCTTTCGAAGAGGAAGTAATGTTATCAGGTTTCGCGAATGCACAAGTTAAACCAGAAGGATCTGGCGTAACTTTTGACAACGCACAAGAAACTTTCACTGCTAGATACACGCACGAGACTATTGCTCTTGCATTTTCAATCACAGAAGAAGCGATTGAAGATAACTTGTATGACAGACTTGCGTCTAGATATACAAAAGCATTAGCAAGATCTATGGCGAATACCAAACAAGTAAAAGCAGCAGCTGTATTAAACAATGCGTTTAGTACATCTTTCGCTGGTGGAGATGGAAAACCTTTATTGGCTACTGACCACCCGACTATTGCTGGAACATTCAGCAATACATTAGCAACTCAAGCTGACTTAAACGAAACTTCATTAGAACAATCATTGATTGATATCAATGCATTTACTGATGAAAGAGGTTTAAAAATTGCGGCGAGAGGAGTAAAAATGATTATTCCTTCTGAGCTTCAATTTACAGCAGAGAGACTAATGAAGTCAGCGCAAAGAGTTGGTACTGCAGACAATGATATCAACGCAGTTAAATCTATGGGAATGGTTCCACAAGGTTACGTGGTTAACAATTTCTTAACAGATCCAGATGCGTTCTTTATCAAAACTGACGTACCTAACGGCATGAAAATGTTCGTGAGAGCGGCTATCAAAACAGCTATGGAAGGTGACTTCGATACTGGAAACGTTAGATACAAAGCAAGAGAGAGATACTCTTTTGGTTGGTCTGACCCAAGAGGTATGTTCGGATCTCAAGGTGCTTAATACTTGATTTTAAAGTATTAATTCTTAGGAAGGCCCCTTTACTGGGGCCTTTCTTTTTGATAGAAAGGACGAACCATGATGAAACAATTCTTAGTAAAAATCAACGCATACGGATACAGAACTAATTTTAACATTGACGCTGTAGATACCCCTAAAAGTATTGAAGCAGCTATCCTTGACAAAATAGGAAAAAAAGATATAAAGTTTACTCCTAATGGTACCTCTTCAAGAGTGTGTCATTTAACCTACGAGGAGATTGTAAATGGAGAACAATCACATCAAGGATCTTTACAAGACAAAAAGATCGCTTGAGTTAGAGTGGGAGCAAGACCATATTAATAATGGTATATATACCATTAATATGGTTAGGATTGATGAAAAGATTAAAGAAGTTATCAGTCATATTAAAGTGGCTGAAGCTAAAGAATCTTTACATAAAGCAAAAATAGAATCCGCTGCTCCTGAATTTTCTATAGCTGGTTAAGTAAACCAAGCTATTTATCGCTGGAATGCGTTTTCCTTATAAGGATATCTTGCACTTCACTAAAATTTAGTCTATAAAATAACTACTATACATAAAAATATTCTGCATAGACGCGTATAGTCGACGGCCTAGAGACTATGTGGAATTAACTAGGAGGATAATATCATGGCAAATACAACTTTTACAGGTCCAGTAACCGCACTTAACGGTTTTATTGGAGGAGCAAATATAAACTCAGGTGGAACTGGAGCAAATGACACTCAACAAGGTGGCAATGTTGCATGGACAGTTTCTAATGCATCTACAGTAACGATTGCGACTGGAACTAGAGCAGGTGAAGAATTAAGCGCTGTTGGTAATGGTGGTGTTATGATCTATGTAGCTGATGGTTTTTCAAATGCACCTACTTATGCATTTTCAAATGGAACTCAGTGGATTAGATTAAATACAACATCTGTTGCTATTTCAACAACTGCATAATTAAAATTATAGAAGCTCCTTCGGGAGCTTCTAAATAAGGAGAATACAAATGGGATCATATAAAGGTGATATACAAGCAACTAGAATAGGCGCTGCTACATCGAATGTAATAATAGCTCCACCGGTTAGATTACGAGGAATTATTATTGCAGGTTTAGCAACTTCTGGTTTGGTTGAATTAAAAACTACAAGTGCGACTGGAGCAACTTTATTTACAGCAGATGTACCTGCTGGAGATGTAATTAATTTTTCATTTCCAGAAGATGGAATTTTATTTCCAATAGGTATTTATGTTTCAACTTTTACTGTTGCATCAGCTACTTTATTAACTGATAAATATTCAGGACCAGGTTTAACAGCAGGGTAGGAGGCTAAATGGCTAACACTACTTCCGGTACATATACTTTTGATAAAGATTTTTCTATTGATGAAGTAATTCAAGAAGCGTTTGAAAGAATAGGAATGGATCCTATGTCTGGAAATAATTTGAGAACAGCAAGACGTTCTTTAAATATTTTATTTTCAGAATGGGGAAATCGTGGTCTAAAATTTTGGGAAGTAGCTAATAATTCTATTACGTTAGTTCAAGGCCAAGCTGTGTACACTATGTATCGTTCCCCTAGTGATGGTACTTCAGATACTACAGCGGTATATGGTGTAGATGATGTATTAGAAGCTGTTTATAGAAATTCTTCTTCTGTAGATTTTCCTTTAACTAAAATTGATCGTTCTACTTATTCTGGCTTATCAGCAAAATCTCAACAAGGAACACCTACTCAATATTTTGTTCAACGATTTATTGATCGAGTAACCATTACACTTTATTTAGTACCTGGAGCCACAGAAGCAGGTAATGCTATTAATTATTATTATGTTAAAAGAATTCAAGATGTAGGGGCTTACACGAATGCAGCAGATGTTGTATATCGTTTTGTGCCATGCATGTGTTCCGGTCTTGCCTATTATTTATCACAAAAATTAGCACCACAACGTATTCAAGAATTAAAATTATTATATGAAGATGAATTACAACGAGCATTAGTAGAAGATGGTTCTTCTAGTAGTTCTTTTATAACCCCTAAAACTTATTATCCAAGTGTCTAATTTATCAAGAGGAAAATATGCGCAATTTATTTCAGACAGATCTGGAATGGCTTTTCCTTATTCTGAAATGGTTACAGAATGGAATGGAGCCAAAGTTCATATTTCTGAATTTGAACCTAAACAACCACAATTAGAACCAAAACCAACTACGTCTGATGCACAAGGTTTACAATTTGCAAGACCGGATAGAACAGAACCACCTGTATTAATTTTATTACAGCCGAGTCCTTTTCAAACGATTAAGTACGCTGGAAATACTTATATTAATGTTTATTCACAAGATCATGGAAGAAGCACAGGAGATGTGGTTAGATTCAGAGGACCTACTAGTCCTACTGGTTTTTTAAACGTTCCTACTTTTGATGGTGTTTCTGATATTAGTAATGCAAGTGGATTTACGATTACAGTTGGAAAAATTAATTCTTCTGGTATTGTAGGTGATCCGTTAAATTATTATTATTTCCAAAGTTCGGATACGGCTACTACAGGAAATGTAAATGGAGGAGGAAGCGGTTGTACAGCAGGACCTGTTAACCTACAAGCATAATGACATACGCAGAATTATTACAAGCCATTAGAGATTATACCGAAGTAGATTCCAATGTATTAACGGATTCTATTTGTAATGGATTTATTAGAGATGCTGAATGGAGAATAGCAAGAGATGTGGATGCAGACTATGATAGACAATATGCTAATGCTACTTTAGTTGTAGGGCAAAGGTTTATCAATATGCCTTCTACTTATTTAATTATTCGTTCTATTCAAGTGATTAATGCTGGAACAAGATCTTTTTTAGAACCTAGAGATACTTCTTTTTTTGGAGAATATAATCCAACCGATGCACGAGGAGAGCCTAAATACTATGGAAATTGGTATGAAGACGTAATAGTCCTTGCTCCGGTTCCTGATCAGGCTTATACCATTCAAGTAAATTATATCTTGAATCCTGTTCAATTATCAGCTAGTAATACTCAAACATATGTAAGTCAGTATTTTCCCAACGGACTTTTATATGCATGCCTTGTAGAAGCATTTAGTTTCTTAAAAGGCCCAGCAGATATGCTTCAGTTATATGAAGGAAAATATAAACAAGCTATCGAAACATTTGCAATAGAACAAATGGGAAGAAGACGAAGAGATGAATACCAAGCCGGTGTTCCTCGAATCGGAAAACAATAGGAGATAAAATAACATGGCTATAACACAAGCAATCTGTAATACTTTCAAAAAAGAATTATTAGATGGTGATCATGATTTTGACACTGGTGGTGATGTTTTCAAATTAGCTCTGTATACTTCTGCAGCTACTTTAGATTCTTCTACTACTGTATACACATCTACCAATGAAGTTGCGGCTTCTGGTCAGTATGTATCAGGCGGTGGAACTTTAGTAAACTCAGGTACATCTGTTGTTGGTGGTGTTGCATTTTGTGATTTTGCAGATTTATCTTTCACAGGTGTTACATTGACTGCAAGAGGTGCTTTAATCTATAACACTTCAGCAACTGTGGCTAACGCAGCTGTTGCGGTTTTAGATTTTAGTTCAGACAAAACAGCAACCGACGGAACTTTTACAGTTATATTCCCTGCAGATACAAGTGCAGCAGCTATTTTAAGAATCTCCGGTTAATAAGAGGTTCTAACCATGGCATGGGGAACAAATACCTGGGGCACAGGCAACTGGGGAGATAACCCATTAGATGTTAGTGTCAATCTAACTGGAATTGAATTAACTTCCGTTTTAGGAAAT